ACAGCATCACCTTCAGCGTGTCCGTGCCCAGGTCATGCTTCTTTTCCGCCAACGCCTCCACGAAGGAGTTGAACTTCTGAAAGGTGGCCATCTGTTGCGCCCTTTGGCCTAGCTTACCCAGACCTAGGGGTCAGGGAACGCAGCCGTAGGTGGCGTGAAATTGGCTGTGTATCTTGCGATCCCCTTCGTGATCCGCAGGTCATCGATGTTGCCATTGAGGCCAAAGTTCGCCGCCCACCCAACGCGAACCGCCGCAGAACCGTTGAAATAGGTCTCGCTGGAACTTAGCTGCCCATCAGGAGGCATCACTCCGTCGATAAAGAAGCGAAGCGTTCCCAGCCTCCGTGTTACGGCCAAGAAATACCACTGCCCCGTAGTCGGAGACCACGAACATTCCTTTCGGGTATCTCCAGATCCGTCCCCACTTACAAGCAGCTGAAGTGTACCCCTGAACCCATCTCGCAGGAATGTCCAAGACAGGTTTCCTGTCCCGGTGTGACCCTTGGAAACTAACGCCTGGATGCCAGTGACACTGGTAAATCTCACCCAAAGCTCAATCGTGAAATCACCAGATCCAAACTCAAAGTCATCACTGTCAGGCACAGAAAGGAACCCTGCAGAACCAGAGCCTCCTACGCCTAAAAGTGAGCCAGTTCCAAACTTGACCGTTGTCGTATCAACCTGTGCCGCACCATTCGCGGTAACAGTATGGGCCGAAGGGCTTACGTCTGGGAACACAGTGCTGCCAGCTGTCCCATCCATTCGCAGCTGCAACTTGACTGGCGACGATTTCTTCAGCGCAGCCGCTTGACCCGTGAGATTAAATGTCCCGGCGCTTGAAAGAAGACCTCTTGACAAGGCATAACCCGCATCCATGCCGGTCAAATTGAAGGTCGCGCCCTCAAGTTCCATTCCCTTGCCGATGAACTTCCCGGCATCCATGCCCGTCAGATTGAAGGTGCCAACATCCAGTGGCATGGGGTTCCGCTGATAACGGAACAGCGCAGCCTTACCGCTGATGTCATAAGACGGGTTCTCAGCGTGCAGCACATAGAAGCCGACACTGCCGGCGTCCATTCCAGTCAGGTTGAAGGTCCCGACGTTCGCAGCCACACCGCGGGTGTACCTCGAACCTGAATCTTGACCCGCGACATTGAAGACCCGTGAGTCGGCTACCAGGCGGATCGTGTACTGCATCTCGGTATGCGTCACCGCATAGCCGATGTCAGTCGTGCCAAGGCTGCCAATGGCATAGGCATAATCCTTGACCTCAGCGACAGTGCGCGTCACACCCTCAAGCGGCACCGTTTCGTTCCACGGTGGCACCACGGACGGCACATCAATCACACCCCCCACAACTGGGGGTGCAGGTGGGAACGTCGTCACGCCAGGGGCTACCGGCACCCACGCTGTTCCCGTCCCACCAGCGACGCCCCAATACAAGGCATCAACACTGGCCACGATGCCGTTGTCGTCAAACGCCCAGGCGATTCCATTCGCCCTGTACTGAACCGTGAGCCCGCCCTGCGTCAGATACAGCGGGTCAAATGGATTGGCTGGCATCTTGCTTGGATGCAGCTGCAGGTTCACGCCATTGCGGTTGCCCATCAGCAGGCGGTTCTGGATACGACCAAACCGCAGCGCCTTAGAAGCGGCGTCACCACGACGCACCGCCCCACTCGACAGGTATATGTCGTCGCTTTGGTACGGCATCGAGAAGCTCTTGTAGCGATCCGCCTGCGCAGAACCCATCGCATAGGCAATGCTCGCGGTGGTTTCGGTGCTTGTGTTGTCCGCTTTGCTCAGCAGGTTTTCCGCCGCAGGACGCACCTGTCCGCCAATCTCACGGGGCCGGTTGGTTCGCACCTGGGTATCAGCCAGCACCAGCCGTTTCGCAGTACGTGCCAGCCAGTCCTCTGCTTCCTGCCTATTGGCAAACGGCGCTGATTCCTTGATCTGCGCAGCACCCTGCTGACCCTGCTGAGTCAGCGTCCAGTTCTGAAACACTGTGGTGGTGACCTTCTCTGCCAACACCGGCGGGTCGTAGGTCTCGCCCGCCTTCAGGTAGGTCACCGATCGGCCATAGATCCAGTCGTATTCGACGATCGTCCGCTCGACCAACACCTCGGAAGACAAGGCGGCGACGGCCTCCGCCGCACCATTGCTGTCGTAATAGACGTAATCAACGTCGATCCCACCCAGCCACTTGAAATGCGGTTCGTACACCTCGCTGGTCTGCTTCACCAGCTGACCCTTGTCGTCGTACTCATAGGTCTCGACTTTGCGGCTGGTGCCTTGAAACGAGATGTCGACCGTCAGGCCAGCGCTCAACAGCTCGGTGCAGTAATTGTTGGCATCAACGCCAATGACACTGCGCTCCTTCGTTTCACGGGACAACACTGAATTGCTCAGGTCGGCGCCTTCACGGCCTGAGATCACACAGGCGGTCTCATCAAACGACCCGTCCTTCCCGTATTTGGTGATCGTCTTGCTATACGGGATATAGGTGGCAGTCTGTGTTTGAGTGCCGGTGCCGCTGGTGTAGCGGACCTCAAAGGTCTGAGGGTCTCCTTCGACCTCCTCTTCCTCCCAGTTCTTGAGCTTCAGCTCAGCGCTGTCAGTGGTATCAAGAGCACCCTTGAGCTTCGTGCTGTTGTACCGCACGATCACCGCTTCACCGGGCAGGTCGCCAACGCCGATCGCGCCGAGATCAACGATGTGATCGCTCGTGACCTGGGGGCCGCCGCCACCCTCGGTGCTTAGGTCAAGGATCTGCAGCGTGCCTGCTGCATCCATGTAGCCCGCAAAGCCCTCAGACAACAGCAGGTCACCCAATACAGGCACATAACCCGCGCTCAGGTCCACCGAATCACGGTTGAACATGTTGGTGAGCGGGTTACGGCTTGCCGTGATGCCCAGTGCTCCCAAGCAGGTATTCATCAACGCTGCGGCGCTGATTGGGAACCCAACCTTGCTATTCGCTGGATAGTCCACATAACCGTTGAGGCACTGCTGCCTGCGACCTGTCATCAGCGACGACACCCCATCAACACTGGGAGCCGGTGATGTGTCCTTCAGATAGGTCAACCGGCAACCCAGCTCGACCGTGGTGGTATTGCGGAACGGATCGGCAAAGCTGCTCAGCACCAGCAGCTCACGCGGCACCGTCTGGTTCCCCGCAGGACCCGTATAGCTAAACGTGACGCCAGTCCCTACCGCAGGGGTGTGAATCCCGGTGATCTCACAGCTGCCGCGGGTCATCACTAGCCCGCTGTTCTGCAGGTAGTCGTCGCTGATGCTGCCGCTGATCAGCGGGCCCAGGCTGCAGGTGACCGTTGCGCGAATATCGATTGTCGCCATTACTTCGCCTGCCCCAGTGCGATGGACACGGTATAGATGTCAGTCCTGGCGCCTGCCACGATCTGAGCCTCAGCTGAGGCTGATGGTGCGCTGATCGGATACCAATCACCAGCAGCAGGTGTCGCCTGGATCGTTGCCTCGTACCACGTCTGAATAGCAGCCCAGCCCGCTGCATCAGTGTCACCCTCTAGTTCCCTCACCCTGGTGGCAGTCAACGGGCCGGTGATGTAACTCGCCCCACCTGCCGTCAATGCCAGCTGTGGGATGTCTTGATAGGTCTCCGCAGGCTTCGTCAGCTGAATAACCGTTGTCCCAAGCGTCCAGGTGCCGAAGTGATACTTGGCGCTAGATAGCGTCCTCTCGTGCTGCAGCACCTGTAGAGACTGGGCAGCATCCACCAAATCAACAGAAGCCTGCACATACGCTCCGACCTGCTCACCAACAGGAGCAGACAAGAACCAGCACGGCACCGCCGTCCAGGTGACGCCATTGGCCGCGGCCGTCACGTCAACAGTCGTCCCAACACTGTTTGAAGTCACGCTGTCAGGATCCGTGATTCGCGTGTCCCGCCACGTGTTGTAGACCGCCAAGAGGCCCTGCCATTCAGCAGCAGTCATCAGCGCCTGCAGAAGACACTTGCGTGCGGTCAGGCCGCGGCGTACATCCACCTCGTCATAGCCATAAGGCTGAACGGTGTAGCGGTTCCCGCTATAGACCCAAGTGCCGATCGTGAGTGTCATCAGAAGCCCCTGTTCATGGCGTTGACCATGCCTGAGTAGCCGTCAACCTTTTCGCCGTTGACGTAGACGTTCCAGTCCTTCTTAGCGAGGGCTGCCATTTCGTTTGCCGTCTGATCAAGCTTCACGCCGAGGTCCGTGAAGCTGACACCAAGCTGCTCTTGTGTCTGAGCGACCTGTTTCTGCGCTTGGTCATAAGCGTCGAAGCTGGCATTGATGCCTTCCAGTTTGCTGGCCATATCGAGCAGGTCCTGGTTGGTCTTGATCCCGGCGTCGATCGTGGCCGTATCAAAGCGACCAGTGGCCAGTGATTTACCGAGGCTCGCTTGAGCGTCTGCAATCACCTTCTTACGCAGATCGCCGTTAAGCAGATCGAGGTTGCTGCGGAGTGATCCCTTCAGCGAATCACTGGCACTCTTCAGCTCATCCGCCGCGGCCTTAGCCGCAGCTTTCATCGCATCACCGGCATTAACAAGCGCAGACTTCAGCTCATCTGCTGCAGCCTGAGCTGATGCCTCAAGGTTGGCATTGCCGGGAGCAGCGCTAGCCGCCGCGATCGCTTCCTTGTACTTCAGGCGAGCAGCGTCAATCTGCAGCTGGGCCTCGGCAGCTTGGCGTGCGCTTCCCTCAAGCCCTTGCAGCCTGAGGGCCATGCGGTACTCGTCTTGAGACGCCTTGGCCTTCTTCGCAATCTCCTTGTCGATTGCATTGGAACCATTGACGTTGGTCCCGCCAATCAGGGCGTCAAATTCTGCAGCAGCTTTCTTGGCCTCATCACTGGCTTTCGCCATCGCCTTTTCGGCGTCGCCGCTGATCTTGTTCAAACCGGCCATGGCGACACCTGTCGCCACCACGGCACCGGCCAAGATCGCCCAACCCTTCGGACCAGTTAGCGCCAGTAATGCAGCTTGCGCAGTGGCCGCAGCGGTGGCCGCAATACGCCATGCGCGGAACGCAGCGACGACGATCCCGATCCCGGCCGCGAACGGTGCAATCGCTTTAGCCGTTGAAACCACACCCTTAGCGAACCCGACGATCGATTCCTTGTTCTCCGCGAGATAATTGCCGACAACACGGAGCCCGACAGAGATGCTCCGCAGGGCACTGTTCAGTGCCGGACCAAATGCCTCAGCTGCAGTTTCTTTGACGTTCTCAAACGTTGCTGCCAACGACTCAAGCTGCGTTTTCCCCGGCGCTACGCCACTGGCCAGGCTCTTTGCTGCCTTGAACAAGATGTCGCTGGTGATCTTGCCGTCAGCGCCGAGCTGCCTCAGTTCACCGACGTTCGCCTTCATTTCCTTGGCAACCGCCTGCGCGAAGACAGGCAAGTTCTCAAGAACAGAGCGAAGCTCATCGCCCTGTGCTCGACCTGAGGCGAAGGCTTGCTTCAGCTGCAGGATGCCGGACGCAGCTTCAGCGGAACCAGCACCCGACAGTCGCGCCGCCTTGTTAAGACCGACATAGAGCACCTCAAGCTCTTTGAGGCCAATGCCGGTCCCACGGAGCGAACCATAAAGCTGAGAAAAGCTGTTTCTCGCTTCCAGGTTGCTGATGCCAAGAATCTTGGCGATGCGTGCCGCCGAAGCCATTGCGGCTTCTGCTTCGCCATAGGCGCCAGCCAATGCCGATAGCTGAATCTTGCTCCGCTCAGACGCCTGACCAACAGAAGAAATCTGTTGCGCTAAGGCCCCAATCCCGACAACACCCGCGAGCGCAGCCACGGTGCCGGCGAAGCCTGAGACCGCTGAACCAAGGCGCTGGAACCCAGCTACGCCGGTTGAACTAAAGCCATCGATCTGCCGCTTGGCAGAATTAAGCCCCGCCTCGAACGACTTGTTGTCAACGCTGAGCTGTAGCTGAGCTTCGCCGAGACTCCCCGCCACAACTCATTTCCCTTGCTGCTCCTAGGTTCCCCGTCACCGGGAAGCTATGGAAAGGGGTAAGAAGGTGGCGTCTGCACTGGTCGCTCTTAAGAACGCAACAGTCGTCTTCACCGTCTCAGATGCTGGGACCACGGTTGACCCTGACACCGGCAACGTCGTCGCCAACACCACGACCGTT